GTGTAATAGGTTTTAGGAAAAAATACTATATTTATAAAAGACATTAAATAAACTTCAAAAAACATGGCAGAAGCAATTATCTCTCCAGGTGTATTCACAAGAGAAAACGACATTTCATTCATCCAACCAGCTCCAGTAGAGGCTGGTGCAGCTATCATAGGACCTGCAGTAAAAGGACCGGTAGAAAAACCAACATTAGTAACATCGTATAATGACTATGTTAGAAGATTCGGAGCAACATTCGAATCAGCTTCTACATCATATGAGTTTATGACTTCTATCGCAGTTAAGAACTACTTCTCACAAGGAGGTAATTCAGTACTAGTAACAAGAGTTGTAAACGGATCCTTTGATCCTGCTGATTCTACTCACGTATCAGCATCAGATAACGCTAGTATACAGCCTTTCACTTTAGAAACTTTAGGAGAAGGTACTATCTTTAACAACTCTACAGCACTGACAGATCCAGGAGCTGAGAACAGTGACGGATCTTTAGTATCTGGTTCTGCTGATAACTTAAGATGGGAAGTATCAAACATAAGCAATTCACAAGGAACCTTTAGTCTAAGTGTACGTCAAGGAGATGATAACACAAAGAGTAAGACAATCCTAGAAACATTTAATAATGTATCACTAGACCCAAACAGCTCAAACTATATAGAGGCAGTAATCGGTAACCAATCCTCTACACTAACAGACGGCGCTGATGGTACATATATTAGAACATCTGGGGAATATATTAATAGATCTAATTATGTTAGAGTATCTGCTGTTAACTTAAAGACTTTAGATTACTTAGCAAATGACGGCGTAACAGTAAATACAGACTCAAGCGGAGCATCATATAGCGGCTCTCTTCCGATCGCAGAATCTGGATCGTTCTATGACGCAAATGGAGGTATCGCTGCAGGAGCTAACTTCTTCGATAATATTGCAGATGGAGACACACAAGGACTTGTAGCAGGAGATTATACAAAGGTTATAAACCTACTTACGAATAAAGAAGAATACATATTCAATATTATATCTGCACCAGGACTTTCTTATAGCTTTGCAACACACATTACACCTATCGATTCTATTATCTCACTTGCAGAAGGTAGAGGAGATTGTATCGCAGTAGTAGATGTACAAGACTACGAAGCAACAGTAAGTAATGTAGTAGCTAAAGCAACAACATTAAATAGCTCTTACGCAGCAACTTACTGGCCTTGGCTACAAGTATTATCTGCAACAGGTAGAAACGAATGGGTACCAGCTTCAGTTGTTATTCCAGGAGTATATGCTTTCACAGATAACAGTACAGCACCATGGTTTGCACCAGCAGGACTTGTAAGAGGAGGAGTAGCAGGAGTTATTCAAGCAGAAAGACGTTTAACAAGAACTCAGAGAGACACTCTATATTCAAACAAAGTAAATCCAATAGCTTCTTTTCCAGGACAGGGAATATCAGTATTCGGTCAGAAGACATTACAAACTAAAGCATCAGCATTAGACAGAGTAAATGTAAGAAGATTGTTAATTGAATTGAAAAAGTTCATCGGAGACGAATCAAGAAACTTAGTATTCGAACAAAACACTATTGCAACAAGAAATAGATTCTTAGCAACAGTTAACCCATACTTAGAATCAGTAGTACAGAGACAAGGTCTTTATGCTTACAGAGTAGTAATGGACGACTCAAACAATACAGCAGACGTTGTTGACAGAAATCAACTAATAGGTCAAATCTTTATTCAACCAGTAAAAACTGCAGAATTTATAGTACTTGACTTTACAATTGAGCCAACAGGAGCAACATTTGCAGGATAATTTTAAACAACAATATTTATAATAAACAAACAAAATGGCAGTATTAGACGCAAACGAAATAATGTTCAGAGCCTTTGAACCAAAGGTACAAAACAGATTTATCATGTATATGGACAATATTCCATCTTTCATGATAAAAACAGTAACAGCTCCTTCTTTTGAAGACGGAGAAGTGGTACTAGATCACATCAACTCTTATCGTAAGATTAGAGGAAAGAGAGTGTGGGGAGATATGGATATGACATTATACGATCCAATTACACCATCAGGAGCTCAAGCAGTAATGGAATGGGCAAGACTATCTTACGAGTCAGTTACTGGCCGTGCTGGATACTCAGACTTCTACAAAAAAGATTTAACACTTAACGTTTTAGGTCCTGTAGGAGATATAGTTTCAGAATGGATAATCAAAGGTGCATTCATTAAGACTATGTCACAAGGTTCTTTTGACTGGTCAGCACCAGATGCAGTAGAACTTACAATGACAGTAGCAATGGACTATTGCGTATTGAATTACTAATATTAGCCAATATATAATTAAAAGCTCGATTAATTTCGGGCTTTTGTTGTTTTAGAAATATATTACTCGTATATTTATATTTAGAACTAGTTATAACTAATAAAATTTATGGAACAAGCACAAAAATTCCCTAGCGAAGTAGTAGATCTACCTTCACAAGGAAAACTTTACTCAGAAGAATCACTTCTAGCATCAGGTACAATTGAAATGAAGTACATGACAGCAAAAGAAGAGGATATTCTAACAAATCAAAACTTTATAGAAAGAGGAGTAGTTATCGATAAACTACTACAAGCACTAATTGTAGACAAAAAAATAGACTACAACGAATTGTTAGTAGGAGATAAAAACGCTTTACTAATCGCAGCACGTATCTTAGGTTACGGAAAAGACTACGAATTCGACTATGCTGGACAAAAAGAAGCTATCGACTTATCTTTATTAGAGAACAAGCCTCTTCATAAGGATATTGAGAAAGCAACAGAGAATAGCTTTAACTATACACTACCTACATCTGGAACAGTAATAACTTTTAAACTACTAACCCACGGTGACGAACAGAGAGTTGACGGAGAAGTAAAAGGATTAAAGAAGATTAATAAAGATTCTTCTGCAGAACTATCTACCAGGTTAAAGCATATGATACTTGCAGTAGACGGTGATAGTGAGAAAAAGAACGTTAGATCCTTCGTAGATAACCAATTCCTAGCAAGAGACTCTAGAGCGTTTAGAAACTACCTTAGAGACTTTCAACCCGATGTAGATATGAAGATATATCCGGAAAACGGACCAGAAGGGGGGATGGATGTCCCTATCGGGGTTAATTTTCTTTGGCCTGACGCCAACCTATAGGGTTTCGGTATTTAAGCAAATACATGAGATAGTATTCCACGGAAAAGGAGGGTACGATTTTGATACAGTTTACAATATGCCAATATGGTTAAGGAACTTTACTTTCAAAAATATACAAGAATTTTACGAAAAAGAAAAAGAAGAATACGACAAGGTTAAT